TGCTTAGTTGACCCAACACCACTAACTGGCTCAAAGTCACGAAACTTTTCTCTAACTAAGTCTGATGGTGGAAGTGCTTGATTGTTTTCAGAATACAAACGAATAAAGTTCCAGATATCGTTGTGTGTGCGTAGCATGGTTTCAACATTAGCCTGAAGCAGTACGTGAATTTGTTTATCTTCTAAGACTGCAGTAATAACCTTTGCCTCTGTATTATTCACTTAACCACTCCTTTGCCATTCGTCTACGCTCTTCTCGTTCTATTCTATCTTGCTCTACTTCTTTTTTACCATTAATAATTTTTTCTGTATTATAGGCAAAGTAATTCCAACTAGGTTCTTGTGCAATAGAAAAATAATATTCTAAAATGTCATAGCAATCACTAATACCGTAAGACTCAATGAGCGCATCAGCAGCCCACTGCTCTACGTTAAGATTCATGTTAGACTTTTGCTCATACCTTTGTAAGTAAAACTTGTTAAACCTGCTGAGCAAAGCCATTCGGTCTTTGCGATCAGCCATTATGCTTCGGCAGCCTCTTCTTGTGCTTCACGAATCTTATCTGTTAACTTATCCTCTACAAACTTGTAGACACGCTCAAAAGCCTGATCTGTATTCTCACCATCACGCTTGCTATCTACAACTCCAAGGTCAAGTCGTAGTGATTGAAAGTTACCTAGGTTAAGTGTATACCCCAAAGTAACTGATACTTTTGTTGAATCGTTTTCCATTATCCACCCATTTCATTTTAAATGGACTCACTCCACACTGGAATGAATCGTCCATCTTCTGTCTTCGTATATGTAAGTATACCGTCTCCCATTCGCCGTGTCAATTCTTGCGTAGTAGGAGTCATGTTGTTTGTTATTAATTTGTCTTTTCTTGGTTGCCCAATATGTATACTTGCAAGTATAGCACGTATCTCTTTTACATGCGATTCTGAATAGTATGCTCTAACTTGCCAAGATCTTTCTCCATTTAAACTAGCACCAATAGGTGGAGGAATAACTCCTCGTTTAATTAAACTTGGAATATACTTTCTGTGCCTATTGACAAGTACAGCAGTTTCTGCTACACTATAGGCTCTTTCTCTATGCTTTTTAAAATCAACAAGAAGGCAAGATTCTAGCCTATCTTTAGTTATATTATACATTGTTACTAGACCTGTTGATCTAGATGAATGATGAATTTTTACTAGGTCCCCGTTTAGAAACCATACTTTAACCTTACCCTTTATTACAGGCTCGTTATTGTATGCTTCGCTCTGAATTTTTCGTTTAGAAGTATCCATGCGCCTTCCCTACTTTCACTAGGTGGATGAAAAAATTTTCTTGATCCACAACGAATACATGAAGTCTCCATGTGGTCTATATTAGAATATTGTCTGTCAACAAACATTCTTCCTTTGCATTTTTTGCAAAAAATCAATTGAATATCCTTAGTGTTAGTTTGGTATGCCAATAATAATAAGATTAACACCGACAGTAAGATCACCAGAAGCATTAAATCTTACAATTCCGTCTACCTTTGTTGTTGTTACACTTGTCAATGTAACGTTTACGTTCTGTCCTGCTGGTGTTCCACCTTTATTAATTGGTGTTGCAGTTACTACTGGTGCATATTTAAAGTCGCTATATGGAAAAGAAAAGGGTACTTCTGAAGAAGCAGTAACAGTTTTGTTATTTGCTACATCTACGTATCCACCAATAAACTTTGCCTCTGATGTTTTTACACTTTGAGGTCCAGCAGTTCCTGCATCTACCGTCGTAGTTTTATATGTTGCAGAAGAAACCTGTGCAGACAAATCATTAACTGCTTTAGTTAGTTCATAGATGTATGTAACATCTATTGGTTGCCCTCTTTCGGGTAGCGGTACTTTTGCCATTATCTCTCCATTATATCGTATGCATTGCTGGATTATAAACCCGCAATGTCGTATACTCTCTAGTTACTGGTTCACCTACTAAGTATACCTCAACTGTAACTCTGTTTGGTGCATCTGCTTCATCTACTCCATTAATAAAAAATGTATCTGGAACAACAAAACTAGTACTATTTGTTGATACTCTTTCTACGTAGTTCCAATCTCCTATACCACCAGACTTACTCCACTTAACAAAAATATCATAATCTTTTGCTTGACGGATAATATTTGTCCCAATTTTAATTGCTACAGAGTCCCAGGCTACACGAACCACGCCAGAAGAAGAAGATATATTAATCTTTCCAGGAACATAGGTATAGTTTGGATCAATTTTGTAGACTGAAGACCAAGATGAGGTTCTATTTTTATCCTCAGATATAATTCTATATCTTGCACTGTATGTGCCATCTATACTGCTAATTGGTGGCAAATTTTCTTTTAAAACCTTTGCCTTTTTAATAATTTCAGCCATTATGTAACACCTATAGAAAATCTAAATTCTACATAATTGCTTGTATTTGGTGATTTAACTATTGACTCTGAAGTAGGATTCTGAATAACGGAATATCCTGTAAGTCCATATAAAACATTTGTAGTTCCAATATTTTCTAGCCTCATTGAATCAAGAGCAATATAGTAGTCATCAGAAACTACTCCACCATCAATAGCGCTAACATAAATTTTTACAACAGTAACTGCATTCCAAGTAAAGTTAGCACTTGTGTATAGTTCTTGAAGTTGTTTTGAAATAACTACATACCTGTTTTCATCTAAATCGTATTCACCCACTCCAGTTCCATTGATTACCTCTGCTTCAAATCTTGCATACTCTCCATCGCCAGCATCGGTTGAAGCAAAGTCAACAAGAACTCTTACGGTATCTGGAGCAAGAGATGAATCTCCGTCTTTATTTACAACTGAAAAAGCCAGCCTTAGTTCATCTACTGGAGAGTTTTGAGAAAAGTTTGTACTTGGTCTAGTGTAGTGTATATGATTAGACCCTGCACCAATAACAAAATGTCCATCGCTTACTGTTAGTGTTGCATCATCACCACGCATTAATATAACATTATTTAAAAACCTACATCTTTCATATCTACTTGCTCGTGAAGTTTTATAAAAAATAGGATTGTCTGCATTTGTCTGAAAAACCTTTAACGCTGTTGATATGATGTTGTCATCATCTTCATCTAGCGCAGTAGGAATTGTAGTTATTGCTGTTGAACTAGTGGCCGTATGGTAGTTCCAGTTTTCCACATTAGTAAAAGAAAAAACGGTCTTGCTATCATATGCTCCTGCAGAAGGGTTTGATTTTGCAGAAAATATGCCAACCTCTGTAATTTCATAGCGCTCTTCTGCTGGAAGTTCTGCAGTAAAAACAATCTTATCTAGACCACCCTCATTAACAAATCCTCTAGAAGAAATGGGAACTCTTAACATTTCAAAATCTAGATTTTTTTTATTAGAATAATCTCCAAGAACATCGGTAGTGTCAAGAGGCTTTGATCCACAACCAATAGCAATAAATGAAGCATAGGCTGGAGCCTGACCAAGTAGGTATTTTCCAAGAATAGACTTTCCAGTATTGGTTATCAAGATGCTCCCTCATTAAATTCTGCCTCATATATTGTACCACTTCTGGCTATTTGAATTTCTATTTGTTCATCTACCCCAATATTTACAGCCTCTACAATTAAATCTCCAGTAACTACATCTATATAGACATAATCACCTAAAGGACCCCCGCCATTTTGAGGAATTTTGTCATCAAGTTTAATGGGAAAGTTGGCAAAATATTTATCTGCAGTTGCCTGAAGACTAATAATATTATTAGGGTTGTACTGCTGTTCAATAGAGGAAAGGTTTTTAATTGGCTGATAACTAATCTTTTGTCCATTGACTGTATCACGTCTTGCAATATTGATCAGTTCTTGTCCACCAATATCTTCAAAAATTAAATCTGCCATGAGATCTACGGGGACTGCGCCTTCATCAAATAAAATAATGTCTTTAGTAGCACTCTTAACTTGCGATGTGCCACCTAAAGAGTTTGACACTAATGATGGTGTGGCGGGAGTAGCAGATATATTTGACCCTGTGTTATTTACTGTAGCCATTTTATACCTCACTCAAATATAGTGTCATGCTTGGCCCATCTAAACTTCTCTTATATTCAATATTATACACAACAAACCTGGTTAAAGGTGGGGCAATAACGTCAAGATTGCTGCTATCTTTATAATTTATTGTAACTATGTCTCCCAGTTGAATTGTTGGTATGCTAAATACCTCTACCCCGACAGATCTTTTTGGTGTCATTAACTTATCAATAATCCAGCCCATCAAACTATTAGCAGAGTCCTGAGTTTGAATATAAGGAGCATCAATGGAAAATTCATTATTGCCATAAATCATTCTACTTTGTTTAATCTTGTTGTATTTTTCTAATTCTATGTATGGAGATACCAAAACTGTTGTACCCTCCAACTCTGGATCAGAGTGGCTAGACCTCTTATTAAAATATTCATCTACAGTTAGTTCATGAGTTGTATCTTGCGTAAATGTAATTCCTTGAATTCTAAGATAGTTTCCACTTGTATCGTCAAGAACAAGTGCTTTATCTGTAGCATTAAATACAAGGAACTCTGCGCCATAAGAATCTGCATAAAATCCAGATGTTGTATAGCCTTTAATGCGGTTAAATGTTGGAGATAGTTGTGCATATAATGCTGGGTATGCACGGTCATATTTGATATCAAAATATGCACACTCTCTCATGATAGTTCCGAACTCATCAAAATACATATTGTATTTTGGAGGCTGTTGAGCACTTAGCCCAGACAGGTAGGTAGATTGTACTACTCCACTCATTGCGTATTTCCTGAATGATTCGTTAACATCTATTGATTCATCCCCAAAAGTGTTGGTTAGGGTATCAACTGCAGTTGCAACTGTATTTTGAGAATAGTTTTCTGACAAGGCGTATACATTTTCAAACATAACTCTAGAAGATCCACGTGTAAAAAGCGCCATATTATTATATATTGGCAGGGGATCTAAGTCATCAACAACTTTAACTAAGTTATTATTTATATAAAGATAAAATCTTCTTGTCTTACCAATGTCTTTATACTCAACAGATAGATCGTACACTGTTGGAGTTTCTTGTGTGGTCATTCTGTACTGTCCCGTAAAACTACCATCGTCTACAGTAATTTTTGAAAGCCCTCCCCAAAGTTTTACTGGGATAGCATCAGCGCTAGCACTATCTTTTTTAATTTTGTAAAATAAAACATTATGAATAACAACATCTTCGGAACCATCTGCCTTGGTTTCTAAATAAGATTCTACGTTGCTTTCTGTTAATGCAACTATTTCAAAATAATATCCATTGTTGGTGTCTGGATTAAGCATAACTCCAAGACCTCCAGATCCACCACCAATACTAACACTCTGATCAGTAAGTGATCCAGTTACCTGGTAGTAAGATGCACTTCCTGTTGGAGTTTGCCCTCTTGTTTGATTATTCTCAATCTTACCAATTATACGCATTCTTGTTCCAAAGTGTGTATAGGCATTATCTAAAGGCTTGTAGACATAGGATATAAAATTAATAGGTGTTTCGGTAGTTGTAAATGATGGACCATTCATAACTAAAGCAGAAGATTGTATTGTGCCAGTTCTTGTTTGTGTAAAAGAGTTAACTTCTGTTTCTGTCTTTCCACTTAAAGACATAAAGTTTCTAATAATGCTATTTCTTGTTGTTTGTCTTGCTCGTGTGTTTTCAATACCTGCAGCCCCTGTTCCTGTTGAGGGAATAGTTGGGTTTGGGTTAGTTACAAATAGATAGTCTCTAGCCTTCATTGTGCATCCACGAACATTGTCATTGTTTGACCAATAGGAACTTATTCCCGCACTGTGTGATGTTATTGGTGTACCAAACTGACCACGACCGTGCTCAACCACGGCACCATTCTTCATGCGTGTAACTCCACCAGTTGTTTCGTAATAAGGTACAGAATAAATTCTTATTCTTCCAGTAGGATAGATCTTTCCGTTAAATGGCAAAACAGAAAAATACTTTTGATATTCTTCATTGCTACTAATCCATACATTGCTTGAACCCTGCCTATGGGTTGATTTCCACTGCTCAATAATTTTGTCTGCTTGAGCCTGGGTTATTTCTTTAGACTTAACCTGTGCCTGAACTGTAGAAATTACTGATGCTGGAGCAAAATTCCCTGGCTCTATAAAATATTGTTTTGTGTAGTCTATATTTCCATCTGTATTAATATCATACCAAAGCCCAATAGTAACGCTAAACTCCGCAGCATCATATTTAATAATTTCTCCATTAGAGTATAGGTAGCCATTGTATCTTGTTAGCCAATATACATTTTCTCCTAAATCAATTATATTGTTTGTCATTTGATTATTGACAACTAGTGGTGCAGCGCTTGTAATATCTGATGCAATTGGCATTGCTCCCAAAACATAACTGCCCTGTGTGCTTGCAATTTCATTAATAGTCTTAGTGTTTTCAGTTCCAGAAACTTCCCACAAAAGAGCAGGCTTGTATATCCATGTTTTTTCTTGATCTACCAGGCTTGCCTGGCGAATACTTCCATATGACCTTTGAATATATCGGGTTGTATAATTAATTTTTCCAGCATTAAATATTTTCTTGTCTTCAGAAGCAATTGATATGATGTTTGGAAGAGTTCCAGATGTGGAGTTTTCAATAACTCCTAAATCTGTTTGATTATTTGATCCAGACAAAACAAAAGAGTTTGATCTTTGTGTTGCTGATGGCATGAGGTACTCTTTGCTCATTACGACAAAGTTATTGTATTCATCAAAAAACATTGCAGTTTGTGTTGAGGCTGCCAATTGATTTAGCACCTCTGCTACATTTTGATCTGGAGCAATAAAGAAATAAGGAATTATTGGATCTTTTTCGCCTGCTACTCTTAAAAATGTATAGTTGCTAAAACCAATGTAGTCAAGTAAAAGTGTAATAGCATAACTAAGAGATGCTTCAGTTACAAGCATTCTTGGTGCAGGCATTGACTCAAGGAAAAAATACATATCTCTAAGGGATAGAGAAAGTGTTCCAGAACTACGATCAACTTGCGGGAACCCTTCTGAATACAAAGTCTTCATCGGAACATAGTAGTCGTATCCATCAACGTTTACTATCTTTTCATAAAAATTAAACTTAATGTTTTTTCTTAAATATTTATATATTATGCTCGTTGTATTGTTTGTATTAAAGGCTTGGTCGTCATCAAAAATAGAAATACTTCCAGTTGAAGCAAGAAGTTGTCCTACTGGTAAAGAAGTTGATCCAAGATCAGCCAAACTTTTATTAATTTGAAAATCTGTCACCTTGTTAGAAATATCAACAACAAGTCTAGGAGACATTTCAATTAGGTCAAACCTAGAATCAAACTTATTCATAGTGTCTACTACAATACGAATACCACGTAGGTTTTGAAACTCTCTATAAACCTTTTGACCATCTGTTTCATTATTAAAATAAGATGGTGATGTAACATCTTCTATAAAACTACTTTGATTATTTATGGTTTCTTCTGCAACTCTCCACCCATATTGTGGGGTAAAGGTTTTATATTCTTCAGATTGCTCATCCCAAATATAAAATACTCCACGACTACCAGTTGTAGGTATAACAAGATAGGCATAGCCATCCAGAGAAATGCTTGGCAACTGGGACAATGCTGGAAGCGTTCCTTGATAGTTAAACCTTGTTCTATATTCTTTAGGTATGATTAGTCCATACTGAAGTTCAAGGTATCCGTCTGGACCAATTATTTCTGTACCATCATCTCTTACACTTGTAGCATTAAATGATTGAGCATCTACCCAAGAGTTATCCTTTAAGTACTGAATTTTCCAGTTAACTGGAGTTGTCTTGTAATCTGATCTAAAGAGTGGATCTTGTATTGAACCAGAGGAAGTGACAAAAGGTCCTAAGTTTACGTTTCCAATATTGGTCTGCATTTTTACAATAAGTCTATTTGCTGGAACATTTTCTTTATAAACAACAAAAGGGGCTGTGTCATCAATATAGTTTAACGTTCCAACCTTATTCTTGGCAATGCCTCGCTCAATTGTTTTAGTTATACCACCTTCTACTGCAGTCTCAGTTCTATAGGAAGTCCAATACTTGAACTCATCATATCTAGAAGGCATGTAGTATCTTGGTCTTTGAGACATTAACTCGTTTGAGTTATGAATATGGTTACCAGCAAAATACATTAACTTGTTAATACCTGATCTTGGTCTAAAAGGCTTTATGCAATCTTCTAAAGAGTAAAGCATCTTCATTTTTTCTTTTTTAGAAATAAAGAATTGCGGTAAGTCAGAGTTAGAAAATCCACCATCAATTGCAATATCAGCATCAGTTGCTCCAGTATACAAACCAGCAGAGTCTAATGCATCAAAGGTGTTTGATATAGTTCTGAACTTAGCATCTGTACCAGTTGGCCTATATCTATAGTTACCAAGTCTTTCAATGTTGTCTGGCATATTCATATTCCACTCAGCCAAAACTAATGACTGTAATTGAATAGTTGCTGATGACTCTAGATGTGTCTTTAGTTCATTACTTACAAACACACTAAACCTCTTCCAGTGTTACCGAAATATTCCAAAGGTCATGGTTGGTTGCTCCACGCTTTACAACAGTATAACTAAAGTCAGATATATAAACCTGAATTACTTGATTATACTTATTAAGGTGTGCGTATGGGTCTTCTGTATTGTCAAAGTTGGTGTATTTGTCATATGCTAAAAACATCCAAAATGGACCCTTGTGTGTCTCATACCAATCTAGAATATCAACTCCACCTGCGCCACCGTCTGAAGTATATTCAGATTGAGATCCTTTTAATGCTGACAATCCGTTATCAGCAAACTCTGGATTTTCGCTATATGACCTTGATGGCAGATTTTCCCAAGACCAAGAAATCTCAAGTTTGTCAGCGATATGGTATGAGCGCATTCTTCCATTAATGGTTCTCTGCCTTTGCTCAATTCTTTTTGGAGAAAATCTCATTTCAGTACGATTATGGTCAGAAAGTATTACGAATTGATCTATTAAAGAAGGGTTTGTCTCTGCCCCTATATCTGCCCCAACCTCATACCCTGTAGGCACATAGAGGCCATTTGAGAGGGTTCCTGGGTTATTAGACCATAAAACCCCTTGAGGTCTCTGATAGCGCTTTCTACCCGTTATATAGCCTGATGTTGCCATTACCTTTGTCCCCGAAGTCTTTGTGAATCAATATACTTAATTTCAGACATTACTGCCTTGGCAATATCATCTGCGTTTGCATTTGTGCCATTTACACTAATTCCTACGTTGTAATTATACACCTTACTGGAGTTATCTGCTGAAGAACCTCTTGCACCTGCTCCAACCTTAACGTTATTACTCATAGAAGAATATGTTGGTGCATCAAAAGATTTATATTTTCCATCATTTAATGCTTCAAGCATTTGTCCATATTGATCGGCAATACTCTTTCTTACTACAAACTCTCCAGGAGTTAACATTGCTGGAACAGTATCAGTACCTTTAGGCTTAAAGATTCCTCCACTACTCATGTATGGAACTAGTCCACCCATTGGCATATATCTTGGAACCATTCCTCCATTGGCCAAAAATGCTGGCCCCCTCATGCCTCCGCCACCAGGTGTTCGTGGAACCACTGGTCCGATAAAGCCTTTATCTCCTGGCTTTAAGGTAGGAACTGGCATTTGTATAGATGGAGTAAAGTTAGGAACTAACTGCAATTTTGCTAGTCTATCTGCTTCAGCCTTTGCATCCGCTAGCGCCTTTGCATCCTCTGCTGCTTTTGCATCTGCTGCTGCCTTATCTCTGGCGGCTTTGGCTACATCTGCTTTATCTGCTGCAGATGTTGATCCCGATGATGGATACTTTCCAACTTCTAGAGATGCATTCTTTATTGCTGTTGTAACTGCATCCCATGCTGCAGATACTCCACCTACTGATGTTGCAATTTCATCAATATTAATTACCTGTGCATCATATGCTTCATTTAATGTAGTAGCAGCACCTTTTATAATTTCCCATTCTGATGCAGTCATTTTATTAATTTCTACATTTGCCAAAGCCTTTGTGTTTGCATCTTCATGTGCAGACACTAAACGATTTCTTGCTTCAATTTCTTTTTCAAGTCTATCAATATCTTTTTCTTGTATTGTTGATATTTCTTTTTCAAGTTCTTTTCTAGTAAAAATTTTTCCATTAATAGTTGCGAACTGCTTATCAATTTCTTTTTGTCTAGAAACTTCCATTGCTGCTCTTTGTTCGTCAAGTGCTTCTCTAGCATTTCTAGAAGCAACCTCTGCCTGCTGAGCAGAATAATCTGCTGCAGCCTTGGCTGCTGCTGAAATATCACCTTGTGTAAGAGCATCTGCCAGGGTTAATTGATTTTGTTGCTGTGCTGCAATGTCCTCATTGATAGAGAGAACCTTTTCTAAAGCACCTACCTGCTCATCAATTAACTTAGCCTTTGCATCATACTTATCATTTACAGATTGTTCAAGTTTTTCAATTGCTGAAATTCCATCATTGTATGTATCAACTTGATCCTGGAAATCTCTTTGAGAAATTTCTTTTTCTCTTGTTATGGAGTTGAACTGCTCAATAGACATTAAGTTTGTTTTTCTAAAATCTGCTACAGCCTTTGCAGTTATTCTTGCTGCCTCTGCTGCAAATCTCTGATCTAGTTTTGTTGCGTCAGATTCTGTGAGTTGTGATAATTCAAACACGACTTTTTTATAATCTTTTGCAGATTTAATGAGGTCTGAGAACTGATCTGTTACTTCACCAGCAGAAGAGGCAACTGCCTCTGCCCACTCTGATCTAGAAATTATCTGAAGAATTGTCTCATACTCAATACCCTCAGCCTGTAATTTTTTAAATGCATCTATCTGTATTTGTATTTTACTGGTTTCTTGTAATTGTGTGGTTGTTGCTTCTCTAGATAGTTCTTTTCTAGCCTGCTTATTTATATCAATTAATCCAGCAAGTTCTTCTTTTGAGTACTGCATGCCGTTTGCAATATCGGTAACAAGAGATTGATTCTGTAATA